AGTGGTAAATTCAAAGAATACGAACAAAAGGTAATTTGGTCTAATCAACGTTCGTATTTAAGAGATGTTAAACAACATCTAGAAGAAAGTATATTGTTGTTGCCTACCGACACAAAAGTAGAACAAATTGCTTCCAATGGAGTCATAACGACATGGGAAGGAGCTCAAACTAAATTATTTTTGGAGTCTGCTAGAGCCGATTTGGAAAAAGTTACTAAAGGAATCGAAGAATTGGATGCGGCTCTCGAAAAGTTAAATTAATATGGCAAACCATCCAAATTTAAGAGATATCATAAAAGAAGAATACAAGAGATGTTTATCAGATCCGATATACTTCATGAAGAAGTATGTAAAAATTCAACATCCACACAGAGGTACTATTGCGTTTGAACTGTATCCTTTTCAGGAAAATACATTACAGAATTTGTGTGACCATAGGTTTAATTTGATATTGAAGTCTCGGCAAATGGGTATTACTACATTGGTTGCTGCTTATTCTTTGTGGTTGATGGTGTTTCATAGTGACAAAAACGTATTAATTATTTCCATCAAACAAGAAGTATCAAAAGAAATCGTGACTAAAGTAAGATTTGCCAATGATCATTTACCCTCATGGATAAAAGTCAAGGCTGAAGAGGATAATCGTCTTTCTTTGAGACTTGAGAATGGTTCGCAGATAAAAGCTACATCATCCTCCGGAGATGCCGGACGTTCTTCAGCCGTAAGTTTATTAGTATTGGATGAAGCAGCATTCATCGATAATGCAAATGAAATATGGATATCAGCACAATCAACATTATCAACGGGTGGTAATGCTATTGTACTTTCTACTCCCAACGGTGTAGGAAATTGGTTTCATAAAATGTGGGTGGAGGCTGAGAAGAAGAAAAACGATTTTAATACCATTACATTACCTTGGAATTTACATCCTGAACGTGACCAAACATGGAGAGATTTACAGACTAAAAACCTTGGTGAAAAAGGAGCTAGTCAAGAATGTGATTGCGACTTTCTAACATCAGGTGCTAACTTAATCGATTTGAATATTTTAAAGTGGTATGAAGACAATCAGAAAAAAGAACCTATGGAAATTAGATCCGGAGGGTCTTTGTGGGTCTTTGAGCCGCCGGATTTTAGTAAAGATTACATTGTGTGCGCTGATGTTGCTAGAGGCGATGGGTCAGACTATAGTGGAGCACACGTAATTGATGTAGAGACTTTAACTCAGGTTGCAGAATATGTTGACCAAATAGGAACAAAAGACTACGGAAACATTTTAGTTTCTTTATCAACCGAATATAATGATGCTTTATTGATTGTAGAAAGAGAGAATGTAGGGTGGGCAGTGTTACAACAAATTATTGATAGGGATTATTGTAATATTTTTTATTCTTCAGCGGATTTAAAATATGTCGAAACTTCCAGACAATTGAAGAATAAATATTATAGCGAAGATAAAAAATTACTTCCTGGATTTTCTACAACTATGGCTACTCGACCGTTGATTATTTCTAAATTGGAAGCATATTTCAGAGAAAAGATAATAACAGTCCGTTCTATTCGTCTTATTAATGAACTGAAAACATTTATTTGGCATCATGGTAAAGCTCAGGCAGCCGAAAACTATAATGATGATTTAGTTATGGCGTTTGGATTGGGATTGTGGGTAAGGGATACAGCATTGAGGTTAAGACAGGAAGGTGTATATCTTACAAAAAAAATGTTGGATGGGATTCATATTACCCAAAATTCCTCTAGCACAACCCCTATTTATACAAGTAACATAACATCTAATGCAATAGAACAATGGCAAATGAAAGTCGGAGTGGGTCCTGATAAGATAGAGAAGTTAGATTGGCTTTTATAAAAATATAGCATCCGTAAAACTGTATATATGTATCATAAGTAATATCACACTATGGATAAAAAACTAAGACCTTTAGGCAGCGAAGAAGAAGTTGACATAAAGAAGAAATCTCTTTTTGCGAGATTGAAAAGGTTATTGTCATCCGGTTCTGTTGTAAGAAATGTAGGCGGAAAAAAGCTTGTAAGAAAAGATACAAGTCAATTGAGTTATGCGACCGATAGAAACAGTCTCCGTGACCGTTTTAATAGAGTTCGTTCTACTGCATATAATGCTTATACAAGAGATTTTGCATTATCCTACCAAGCAGCACGTATGGATTTGTTCCGTGATTATGATTGTGTAGGGCCAGATACAATAATTCCATTGCCGGATGGTTCCAGACCTACTATCAAAGAACTAACAGAGAAATACAAGGATAAACCACAAGAGAGATTTTGGGTATTTTCATACGACCATGAAACTGACTCCATGAAACTTGGAGAGGCATATCATCCTCGTAAAAAGGAAGGGAAGCGGCAGGGATATAAAGTTACATTTGATAATGGTCAACATATTATTGGAAGTTTAAAACATCCATTTATGATGCGAGACGGATCATATAAAATGATATATGAACTTCGGGTCGGAGACTCTGTGATGCCATTTTATCAAAGAGACTATAACTGCAAATATAACAAATACAAAAAACTGTATAATTTTTCGAAAGGATGGCAGTCTGAACATGTTATTGTTGCAGAACAATTTGAACGTCTATTGACTGATAATGAGGTAGTTCATCATAAAAATTTTAATGGATATGATAATTCTCCCGATAATTTACAGATAATGACGAAGGATGCTCATATTCAATTTCACTCTAACCATAGCAAAACTGTATTGTGGGGGGAAGAAAATTACGAGAATCAACTAAATAAGTTGAAGTCACATCCAAATTATGTTAATCGTGAGTTTCATCATTGGGATGGACAACGAGTTGGCGAAAATAATCCATTTTTCGGTAAAAATCATTCCGACGAATCCAATCAAAAACGGTCATCTACTCTAAAAGAAATGTTTGAGGATAGAAACCAAACGGGAGAGCATAACCCCAATTACCGTGGAGACATAACATTTACTAATGTCAAAGAGAAGGCACTTGAGTTTTATAAAGAAAACTCCAAAATAAACCTATGGGATTTTATTAAACATATTCAATGTGACCATTCTACTCTTCAAAATCGTCTTGAGAAAGAAGGACACGATTGGAAATCGTTCAGACAAGAAGTTGAATCAACGTTAAATCATAAAATAGTATCCATTGAAATGGTCGGGGACGTTGATGTATATGACGTTACAGTTGAGAAGTATGCTAACTTTGCAACTGATAGTTGTATTGTGGGAAATACGATGGATATGGATCCCATCATAGCTTCAGCATTAGATATTTACGCGGATGAATGTATCACAAAAAATGAGATGGGAAAAGTGTTAGTCATTCATACGGATGATGACAACATAAAAGAAATCTTAAATAATCTATTTTATCAAATATTGAACATCGAATTCAATATGTGGTCTTGGACACGAAATGCTTGTAAATACGGAGATTTCTATCTTCGGTTGTATATTTCTCCTGAATATGGTATTTATCAAGTCGAACCAGTCTCAGCATATAATGTCGAACGTATAGAAAACTCTGATCCGGTCAATAAGAATTACACAAAATTTCAAATCCGTCCTACGGATACTTCTGCGGTAGAAAATCTTGAATCTTTTGAATTGGCCCATTTTCGACTTCTTTCGGATTCAAATTTCCTTCCATACGGCAAATCAATGATTGAAGGCGGTAGAAGAATTTGGAAACAATTGAGTTTAATGGAAGACGCTATGTTAATTCATCGTGTTATGCGTGCTCCTGAAAAAAGAATTTTCAAGATGGATGTTGGTAACATTCCTCCCGGAGATGTTGATGCATATATGGAAAAGGTCATTGCAAAAATGAAGAAAGTTCCTTATATTGACCCTCAAACCGGAGATTACAATCTTAGATTCAATTTACAAAACATGGTAGAGGATTTCTTTTTGCCTGTCCGTGGTAGCGACAGTGGAACTTCTATAGATACACTGGGCGGAATGGAATTCACGGGTATTGACGATATTGAATATCTTCGTAATAAGTTAATGGCGGCATTAAAAATTCCTAAGGCATTCTTGGGTTACGAAGAAGAACTATCTGGAAAAGCGACATTAGCATCAGAAGATATAAGATTTGCTAAAACTATACAAAGAATTCAAGGAATATTGGTGTCGGAATTAGAAAAGATAGCAATCATACATCTTTACTCTCAAGGATATAGAGATGAACACTTGGTTAGTTTTAAATTGGAATTGACCAATCCATCTACCATATTTGAAAAAGAAAAGATAGAACTATGGGGTACTAAAGTAGATGTGGCCAAGGGAATGATGGAAGAAAAACTTTACTCTAAGTCGTGGATTTATAAGAACATCTTCAACATGTCCGATGATGACGAAATCGAGATTCAAAATCAAATCGTAGAAGATTCTAAACAGTCTTATAGATTAAAAGCCATTGAAGAAGAGGGAAATGACCCAGCTAAACCATTTGAAAAGATTAATCCCAATAAAGATGCCTCCGAAGGCGGTGGCACAGATGGAGGTCCGCCAGGAGGACCTGATAGTGGCCCACCCGGCGGTACCGGAGGCGGGGAGCCGGGAGGTAACGCGGAAGCTGAATTAGCTGCAGCATTAGGTGGAGAAGGCGGAGGAGGAAACGAACCTGCTGGTGAATTAAAAGAATCAGAAGAGATTGTTACGGAGAAACACGGAGAACACGCGGATGATTACGAAAGACCCTCTCAAAAAGGCGTAAAGGATGCCAGACGTGATTTTAGACACGGAGAAGACCCTCGTGGGACTATAGAAATGAAATCAGCCTTGAAATTGGATAAAGATCGTAGTCGCACACAAACCATCAAAACGTCTTCCTCATTGAGTTTAGAACAAGTTTCCAAGTCAAAAATGAAGAAACCCCAATCTACTGTTTTAAATAAACTAGATTCTTATCTAAAAAATATAAAAACAGAGAAAAGAGAACTCATAAAGGAATCAGAACATATCCCATCTTTGTTAGATGAGAAGAATATAATTGATGAATAATGCGAAAAGATAAAGACTATCATCACCAATATCACAAAAGACAGATTGAGAATAAGTGAATATTTGTCTATTTGAGAAAGAAAATACTATTTATACATAATAGGAAGAGTTTGAAATATATGCCTAAAAAATTGCGTCATTCTAAGTTTAGAAACACAGGTATTTTGTTTGAACTATTGACTCGTCAGATCACCGCAGATATTATCAGCGGCAAAGATAATTCCGAGGCAAAAGATATTCTCTTCAAATACTTTAAAGAGACAACCGAATTGGGTAAAGAATGGAGACTATATAATCTTCTTTTACAGGAAAAGATAAAAGATATACACAAAGCAGAACGATTTTTATCAATCGTTCTTGAACAAAGAAGTA